CTCGAATGTTCATGGTGTGATCTCCTTGAGTAGTTCACTGAGGGTCTTCTGTTGGATGGCTTTCATGTTTTTTCTACTGCGGTTGATGGCCGGTCGAATAAACGGTCGCGCCTTCATGCGAGGGGTTCCGTATTCAAGGAATAGTGCAGGCAGACCACCGGCTTTGAGATTGAAACCGACTTGTAAGCTGCACCGGTTGCCAACCCAGTGAACCTCGGTCGGTTCGTGCAAGGTGGCTTCCGTTAATCCGGAGCGACGATGCTTCTTGATGGCTAACTTGAGTTCTTGATGAAAGGGTTTCGCACTGGCTAGAATGGCTTTCTCTGCGGCTTGGTTGATATCGCCACCCATCTTTTCAATGGATAACAACAACTCTTCCACACCAATTAATTCTAGTTTTAATGAGTTCTTTGACATTACACACCTCGACTCAGTCTTCGTAAGCGCAGCTGCATGTACTGATTTCGCATTTCATAATTCTCGGGATCCCCGATGATTTCCCACTCACTGTTATCTGCTAGAAGTGTGATTCGATCGGGTGACTGGATGTCTTGTCGATACCAAGTTGTTAAGGTGGCGGTGGATATGTTGATGATCTGTCCATTGACCACCGACTCGGTTCCCCCAAAGGTCTTGAAACTACAGAAGACAATGGGGTCATCGGCTTCAATATAGACACTTTCCGGTGCACCACTGATCCAATTAAGGTGTCGATGATACAGCTTGACCGGGGTGGTCAAGGCATGGATCTCTTTGGGTTTAACCATCGATGGGTTCCAGAGGATGTGAGAGTGCAATCAGCTGAATCAGACGCTGGATAAACATCAAACTGAATTGCGTCTTTCCGCTCTCTTGGGTCCAACTATCCGAAACTCCTCGAATCAAACAACCGACGGAAGCGTCACTATTCAACGTTTCTTCCTTGACACCGGCAGACAAACAGAACGCTTTGACATCGTTGAGATGTCTTTGTACCGTTGCATCCTGATACGGTCCACTAATGCCTAGTCCTTTTTTCACTTCATTGAGTTGTTCCACTTCCGTCATGGGTTGCTTCCTTTCTAGGCGGCTTTCTTCTCGATTAAGACAAAGCCATTGGCGGTAACGACGTTACCCCCGACAAAGACACTTCCCTTCACTGCCAGCATGCCTTTTTTAAAGGCTGCATCTTCTGAGACTTTGATTTCATAATTGCTAAACAAGGCCAGTTCATAAGCGTTGGGATTTCCATAAATCATGCAAGTCGTGGTGGCAGGGGTCGCTGTGGCGGATAGTGCTTTTAGGGCACTGTTGATGATGTAGCGAACCGATAACCCGCCTTCTTTGATGATCCCGGCATTGGGGTTGGAGGAATCTGGAGTGATTTCATACACCGACTTCTTATCCGAACCTCGAACATCCCCAAAGGCTATCAGGTCGACTTTGTTGAGTAACAGAATGGCATTGCCGATGATATTTTCATCTCCACCATACGACATAGCGATGGACCGCAACGTTGATTCATCGATGGCTGTAAATTCCAGGGAACCATCGGTGATGGCCGGAGCATGAATGATCCCGGTGATTTCTGCCGGAGTTGCGGCTGGATTTCCCAATGGAATCAGCTTGGCCACTTTCTTGCGCAAGGCAATCAAGGCAGCTTGTTGGACTTTGGATAGATACTGAACCGGAGTCAGCTTGGAGACTTCTTCAGAGACTTCGGTATAAATGGTAATCTTGACGGGCTTAATCGAAACATAATCGAAGACGGGTTCACCATCGGAATAATCGTTTCCTTCCGTCGTAATTCCACCTTCACTGTAGCCCACCACAAAAGGCACTTCATATTCACCCATGCGCTCAGCGGATACCGTATTGACCTGCTCGATGATCGAGGAGACTTCGTTGAACTTTTCATTGATGGAGTTTTGAATGGGTTTCGGAGAAATCAGATTTCCGGATCCGATCGTGATCGCACGAACTTCATCCACTGAAAGAGATAGCTTGTTGGATTTAATAAATTCTTGGGCACGTTTCTCTTCTTCGGGAGTTTCTTGATGACGCGGTTGAAGTTGATCGTCCTTCTTGATACCATAGGTCGCTAGAACGGTCGACTTGGTTTTCATGCGAGCTTCTTCAGCTTCGATATCGTTCAATAGACTACGCAAGTCTTCCATCTCTTTTTTGACGTCCGTCAATTCTTGATGGATCGATCGCAGTTCTTCGACTTTCTCAGAAGACGTCGAGCGTGCGATGAGTTCATCGATTTTGGCTTGCTTGGTTTTTAGCAATTCATTCAGTTTTTCTTTATTCATGGTTCCTCATTTCTTGGCTAAGATTGCATTTCTTAAACGCCATATCTCACAGCGTTGTTGAGTATCCACTCCTTGCGCACGAGCATTGTCCAATGCTTGTCGTTCACTATCCAGTGAGTCGGTGGTTCGTGCATGAATTTCGGTTTCTTCGTAGGCGGGAAAATTGACAGCGGATACTTCACGGACCCGGCCAATTCTCTTGATTCGTCGGGTGGGTAAATCCGAATTGAGATTTTCCCAGCTGTCTTCTTTGACAGTAAACAGAAACGACATCCCGGTGATATCGTTGCGCTTGATAGCAGAGACTAGGGCTCTGGCATCGGTGTTGTGTTCGATATCCAAGGATGCTTCCATGTTCAACCCTCGCTCATCAACATTCAACTGCATCGTACTGTTGCCATTGTTGCGTCGACTTCGTGCCAAGGGAATCTTGCTCATATCGTGGTTGACGAAGAACAAGACATCCGTTAGATCGGTGGCATCAAAGGCTCCTCTTTCGATGACTTCGATAAACAAGTTACCGATGTTGGTGCGACTTTCGACCACCGCAGCCAGTCCCAGGACTTTGTTACCATCCAGTTGAAAATCAGAGAGGTAAGAGCGACAGATAGGTGCGTTAAGGTTTGGGTTCATCGTTTTCCTCCGAGTTATTCTTGGGTAGACTCATTTGGTATTCTTTCGCGATGGAAACATCGACATAATTGAGGGACATCAACCGGTTATTGCCTTCTTCATACGGAGGATATCCAAAGAGTGCGAGCAATTCATTGTTGGTCAGAGCTCCTCGATTTCCTAGAAGTTCTCCCACCGCTACCCGCTTATCCAACCCCATATACAGCAGGTTGTTGGCATAGAAGACAACTTTATTACCAAATTGCAACTCCCGCATCGAGAATAGGCTTTTGGTAAAGACTTGGCTGAGGGAGTGAATCAACGGTTCCAATGTCTTCTCATAGAAGGCTTGATATTGCTCCGGAGTAAAGTCTCCAGTCAGTATCGGTAAGGGTACCCCATAATGTCGCAGGATCTTTGAGTCAATAAACGCCAAGGTATCCGTATCGACCATCTTGGGGTCGGGTTTGATTTGAATGTATTCGGATTTCAAGTCAGCTCCGATGATCCCATTCTTATTTTCGGAGAGCATTTTTTCAAAGCGCAGAATTTCTGCCTTCATATGATCCTCATCCAAAATCGTGTTGTATTTCATGACTCCATAAATCTGCATAGAAGAGTTGACCGATTTTTCGATGGACTGAAGCAGCTTATGGTTGATATCAACCGTCTGTAACAAGGCGGAATGATCCGGTTGTCCATTAAGGTTACCCCCCATAAACGGATTGACCGAATAACGATACCGCCAGTGAATCAAGTCTTTGTAGGGAAGAGTCAACCGCTCCATGTTGGCGAAGATCATCTCAACAAATAACTCATTTTTGCCATCGATCACGAAGGTGACTTGTTGAGGATCCAACGGATAGATCGCACGAATCTTTGGGATGCCACTTTCGCTATCGGGTGAGATTTCTTTTAGGGGTAACATGAAGACGTTGTAGTTAAGAAACAACTGCCAGGTGATTTTCTCCAAGAAGTCTTTGGTGGTCATCCATTCATTGGGACCATACTCCAACAAATCATTGAGCGGACCGACGATGGTGGTTTGAAGACCGCTGCGGTCGAAGCGCACATGCTTGGGAGTTAGCTTACTGATTTCCTGGGCAATGCATCCCAGGGCTTGTTGTACGACATCACTAGCAAAGACGCTTTGTCCAAACTGCGAGTAGATAGGAGTGTTTCCATTGACCATCGCCAGCTGGGAGACTCCCTCTTTGGGTTTATTAAACATGCCTTTGACGGAATCAAACCATCCCATTACTTCACCTCACCATTTCCAGAAACTCTGTTCGATATCGTTGCCACATCGCATACAAGATAATCAATGTCACCGCACCATCGATGCGTCGATTACGGATATCACTCACCTTGACTGGCATGACCAAGCCCAAGTTGTCGATTTTGATAGAGGTGTTACTCAGACACCAGCGATCGATGGGATGATCGTTATAATTGACCAACCGAGATTTCAAATCCGCTTCCAACAGTTTCATTGGATTGGACATGGTGAATCGATTCTGGTCGACTCGCTCGGTATCCAGTCCATAGCCTTCCATCGCACTCAACCAGGTCTTGGCAAATCGATTGTCATATCCGGTTCGATACGTCCGGATCTTGTATTGCTTGAATAAATCGAGAAACCACTTAGCCACTTTGGATAAGTCGACCTCGTTACCTTCATTGATTTCAATCAGTCCCTCTTTGGCCCATTGAAGATAGTCTTTCTTATCTTC